TTCTACACGCAGCCACCAGATTATCCAACGTATCTTCACCGCCCTTGGACTTGGGATATACGTGATCAACTTCATTAGCAGATTCCCCACAATAGTTACAAGTCCATGCATCACGATTAAGCACCTTCAACCTTATCTTCTTCCAATGGGAAGTAGCTCTATATGGCTTTAATGCCATCCTTTATCCTTCCAATGCTGATATGCCTTACACGCACAACCATCATACCTTGCATTAAGATATTTAACGTGTGCATCTATTTGCTTATATGGATCTAGTGTGCCATACCACTTAGAGCGCATCTGTCCTAATCCGTAATGACTACCATTTCTAGCTTTATAGTTCCATCTACTTTCATGATATATAAGCCAGTTATAGCATTCAAACTGCTTCCATTCCATTTGATTATAAGCATATAACTTAACATTCATAATATGATAGCTGCGTTTGTCAGCAGCGTTTGTTTGTATTGTTTGCAGCGGCAGTAGTGCAATTGCTAATACAGCAATAAACATAGCTCTTGCGAATGCTGGCTTGCCGTGCAAGCTGCCTTTCAGGCTTGCTGGCATGCTAAGCATACTCATAGTGTCAAATCTATTTGTTATTTGTGCGTAACCTTGGGCGTGTTGCATTCCTCGCAGTAATCTCTTTTTCCATATATCCATAGTCCACATCCTTTGCAACGATGTATTAGATTAGGTTCAGTAGCCACTTGCCTGCAATAAATATACTAAGTCAGCCAAGGTGAGAACAGCAACGTATTGCTCAACGGATTTCTCACCCTGACCATTTAGACGTAGAACACCCACGCCCATCCCTTTGTTTGCCTTGCGATCATGAAGTTGGCGCATAAGCCCAGACAAATCTAAGTTTGTTCTAGCCTTGATTTCAATGTCCAGGCCATCAATTCCGGTAATGTCTGAACCATCTCTACCAGCTCCAACAGGTAGTGCATGCTTCCAGCCTTGCGCTTGCAGATATTCTGCTATAATGCGCTGCGTTGCATAGCCTCTATGCTTGCGACTTTGATTACTCACTTAGTTAGTCCTTACTTGGCATGTGTGGCATTTGCAAGGTTTTGCAGACCCAGCCGTAATTGGCTCGTTGCAATTGTCGCACACGTCAAGTGATTTATCTAGCACTAACATTCTCATCACCCCACTAACAATTCTTCATCTTCAGGTCTAAATGACCATGTTCCATCCTTACCAAGCATCATCCATATTGCTTTACATTGTTCAGCTTTTTGCCTCATAGGAAGTAAGCAACCCCAACCACGATAAGCACCATTTTTGCCAGTACCTTCACGCAAGACACGAGCGCCATGCTTACACATTGGAACAGGGTGGGCAGATAACTTCTCAGTAACAAGAGCAACTGCATTCTCAAATACGGGTTCATAGTCAGCCGGTGGCTCAATCGTTGTATCCCAGATGATTTCAGTTTCCTTGTTGTTAGCATCTAAGAACTCCTTGTGTTCTTTTGTGCGTACACGTATGGGTTCAGGGCTTGCTTTAACGTCATTAACCCTTGCCATTTCCAAAGAGCTTGGGCGCTTTCCTTTAGCAGATAATCCGAGATTTGCCAAGCATCTTCCAATGCTAGAGCTCTCGCAATTCTCAAGCCAAAAATCACGATCCACACCACGATCCTTGCGAGCACCACGCGCATAACCCACAGAGGAAGGAGCAGTATCAAGATAGGTGCGGTATGCGTATGCCTTAAAGATGACAATTCCTTTTTCCTCTTCATTTGAAACCATTTCTGTAATGATTGCTCCATCTGGGTTTGCTTCATAAAATTTATGTATCCTCGTATCTACATCCTCGTAATTTTCTAAATTAAACATCTAGGGTTTCTCCTTTTGCATAGTCAATTTGTTCCTTTAAAGTCCAAGTTGTGCCATCAGGCCATGCCTGGACTTCATTAGCACAAGATTGGCAGTAATGCCTGACAATTAACTTTCCGTATCGCTTGCTAGTAATCTGCCAAACAGCTTGCATTTGTCCAAGCAAACTGCTAGTGCCATGCCTGTTTTTGCAGTAATCACACCAAGTTCCTTTAGGTGATCTAGAAAGCATTAAGATCATTCCAATCTTTGACCGCGAGTTCTCCGGCAATTGCGAAGTAGGCAACGGCATCCACCCAAGAATCGTGATTTGATTTAGTTTCCATGATTCTCGCGAGCTTGACCAATGCCATACAGATTGCAATGTCCATCGGCTCAATTGGTCTTTCGAAATAGGATTCCCACAGTTTTGCCGTTCGTAGCATAGTGTGGTCGTAATGACCATGCGTTGCCCCTCTGTTAATGATCGTGTCAGCAGCATTAGTCAATATATCTTTCGCTCGCAACTGATTTGCCCCGTCTGTACCCATCTGCCCAACCTTCCTTGTAGCCCTTCTCCTTAATGTATACACCGATTGTGTATGCACCTAAAACAAATAAAAAACAATACAGTGCCAACTCAACTAAACGAATATCATTCAACATCATCGCTCACCCCATGTACATCAAGAAAATAGGCAGCCAAAACTTCACGGCTAATTCTGCCGCGCTCTTGGCTCATGCCGAGTTTTTTCTTAGCGAAATCGCGTATAAATGAAGCTCGCACAAAGTGCTTGCCATCGGTATACGCACCCGATTTACGATCATATCTAATCGCCATGCCCTAAACCCCTTTCAAATAGGATTTCAAATCCTATTTTGAAGGGTCTATATGCTATTTGTCAATATACGACACGCCGTCAAAGTTATCCATGTGATCATCAATGGTTCTATGGATTGGGAAAACATCCTCAACCATATCTCTTGCCTTCAACCAAGAAGCTGCCATCTCTTTCTATAGGTATGGCTACTGGCTGGACACGTTTTCTGTCTATGTAGATGATTCCAAAACCTTTTTGCCAGTTAAATGTTCCGCGTGTGTAATAGGCTTGGCTCTCATCCATCAAATGTCCAACTTCAAAGCCTGTGAGAACACCCCTTAAAACGCCCCCAGATGCCGTTGTAAAGCTTGAAATCCCCTGTCTATGGGTATGACCACAGACCACCGATAAACCATGCCTTTTAGCCGATTCTAGGGCCGTTAAACCCCCTTGTGGCTTGATGCTCTGCTCATCACCATGCACCATTACCCAGCCATCGTGAAACTGGTATGGCTTGCTGTGGTATGTGATGCCTAAATCATCTAGGTGTAGAAACTTCTCTATGGTCAATTCAGGCAGACCAATCAGCCCAGGCAGGCGCTTGCTTAGTGAATTGTAAAGTCTTGCCCCGTGATTGCTTCGGCTGAGGTGTCTAACCTGAAGCTCGGCGAGAACTCGGACAGTTTCATCACGATCTCTACCAATGCTTCCCGACCACTCATCCCTACCGGTTGACCATCGGCTAATTGTTTGGAAGTCAATCTCATCGCCCACACATAGAACGTCATCAGGTTTGTATTTCCTGATGAATTGTGCGACATTCTTAACTGCTTTCTTATCGTGAAAAGGTACTTGTAGATCGGATATGACTACAATTCGCTTAATCTTCATCCTCATCTTCATCTTCGTATGGAGAATGATTAGGATTCTCTATTACCCAATCGGGTAAGCGCAGCTGTTCTTCAATATACCAGCGCGCCCTATCTTCACCATATCCAGCACGAACTAAGGCTTCAAAACATTCAACAATAGATGCAGCCCAAATATCTATGGGTAGCAGAATGTCAGCCTTTGTTCTACGCGCAGCGGCTTCTTTCCGCTTACGCTTAGCGGCTTGTTCGCTTTTTGATATTTTTCTTGCGCTCATGAGTAAGCAATTCTAAGACCATTGATTCAAGTTTATCTATGCGCGACACGATATTTGATGCCTCAAGTATTGATGGCACTTCATGTCTAATAATGTATCTAAGTCCACCGACAATTAAGGCACAACAAGAAAGGATGGCAGCTACAAAGCCTGCCCATTCAGCCGGGCTCAACGCCGACCAAACGCCGTATCGTTAGGGTTTAACCAACGTAGAATAACTGGAAGGCTTGCTACTAACGCTGCATTGACAATTGCAGGTGCATCCCAGCCTACTGCCAAATAGGTTGCTATTCCGGCGGCTAAGAAGCTTCTTGCCCAACTTGCTGCTACTGCTTTTGCTTGCTCCATTTAAGGGCTCTCCTGTCAATATAGGGATTTCAAACATACTGCCATCTGTATCGCCCTTAGCAGTAAAGCTAATATGAATGTGTGTCTTATGTGGATTTATGCCTGTGTACTTTCTCCACTTGTAGTTCTTCTTCCAACTGGCAATCTTGCTGTTGAAGATAATGTAGCTGATTCTCTTATCAGTTCTGGCAAGTAGCCGTAACTGATCCGCCAAATCAAATGCTTCGGCTGGGTTGGTTTGCAGATTAGCGTTAATGTCAATGGCACGTACAATGCCTTCAGCAGTTGGATTGTGATCGGACTTACGCGCTGCATGACGTTGATCACCGAGCCACCCCTCTGGTGAAGTTCTACTTCTATCGGGGAACGCATCATCTATTTGCTCGCGTAATTGCTGACCAGCTTTGCATAGTTTAGGCATATTAGTTATTTAGCACAATCCCTCAAGATTATGCTAAGGGCTTGCCTAGCGTAAGCCCTTCAGGGATCGGCTTGGAATAATCCCAGCGATAGATATAAGGCACTCCATCGCCATCATCGCGCAATTCAATTACAGCGTTGCGACCAATAAAATCATCATCAGTTAATTCTGGATAAACTGCAATAATTTTTTCCCACATACTAAACTCCAATTTGATACATAGTAAAGGCGGCACTATCTGTGCTTTGATAAATGTCCAAATTGCCACCGCTTGATTGTGTTACTACTACTTCGATATAATCAGTTGCCACTAGATTTAATACATAATTCAACTGCATTGATAAAGACCCAGCAGGTGATTGATTTCTTGCGATAATTACATTGTTTTTGTAAAAATCCATAATTCTTGTTCCTGTGGCATTAGCCGCAAACTCGGCATTACATCTTATAAAATAATATCCACCTTTTCCTGATGGAACAGTAAGGCGCGTATTATTTGTAGAGTTGTCGTGAAATGCATCAGTATCAAAAAACTCATAAGCAAAGTTTAATTTTGTTGCAGTATTATTAGCAATCGTTTGCGGTACGAAAGCACTATTAAAAGATACCGATGCGCCTACCAATGTTGGTGTAGCAGCAGCAGCAGCCGCCCACTTCAATCCTGTTGCAGTTGAAGAATCAACCTGCAATGTGTGTCCATTTGTGCCGCCAACTGTAAGCTTGGCAAATGTGTCTGCACCTGTGCCAACAACTAGATCACCTTTAGCATCAAATGTTGTAGCTACTGTGCTGGTAACGATTGGTACCGGGCCAGTACCACTAGCAACCGATATACCTGTACCAGCTTGCACTTCAGTTACATCTCCAGCACCGCTAACGCCTACCCATGCTGATCCATTGTAAACTTCAACTGCATTGGTATCTTGCAGATAACTGACCATTCCTTCAGCTAATACACCGCTTAGCGCGCTAGTGCGAGCTGCTGAGCTTGCAAACACCATAACTGTTTGCTCATTCAAATACGTATTGACCTGGGCTGCGGTAAGCACATCCCCGGTATTGAACAACTTATATCCTGCGCCTGCCATTTGTTCTCCTTAGTAGCTCAGCACGTCTGTGTCTAGTATACCCGATACATCGGAATCTAGGACAAAGCCTGCTAATAGTGGTTCGGTTGTGTATAGGGTAGTCATCCATGATGACTTGGTAATGTCGTGATGGATGGCGTTTACCAGGCTTGATTGCACAACGCTGGTAGAGCCTGGGGTGGTCTTGGTAACTGTTACTCCATCAAGCAATTCTATATCTACCCCTGCCAATGGCTTATTGGGGTTGGCATCGTCATAGAGATTTAGCTGAATGCTATCTATGCGTATTTCAGGGTCTTTGCGTGTGGCTAGGATGCCTTTAGCCTGGTCTAAAGCCTCAGCGTTGGTTTGTACCAAGATGTCCGACCGCTGGCCTGAATGCAAGAAGAACTTATCAATGGAAGGCTGGTCAAACACATTCTGAGCTGTGCCACCTAAGCGTGTAATAGTTACGTCATTTATCAAGTTTGTATCATCAAAGGCAACTACGGCATTAGTGTATGAAATGTCCGTGCCTTGATCACTAAACTCATAGACCGGGAACGCTGGCGTGGCTATAAGGGCATTACGGCTTACAAAATCAACCTTGCCATTGGCATCTAGGAAGATACCGCCAAACTCGCTCTGTTCCACGTTAAAGAGCGCCTGAAGGGCATCCCTGTCTGTGCCTGGGTCTGCCTGAAGGGTTGAATCGCCTGTGTCTACGTTACGCAAGCTTAAAGGCCATTCAATTTCATCCAAGATGGCATTTACTCTAGCCCCTGAAGTTTGCACCCCTGAGCCTGTAACAGTTGTTATGCCTGAACCTGCCAGCAACTTAAAGCCATCTACGCAGCGCAGGGTAACTGTGCTTAGTTCATCGTTGCCTTGTCTAAATCCTGTGTCGTAAGTGTTAATAAATCCTGAGAACAAGAAGTAATCTTGGCTGTTGTAGGTAGCATAGATAATGATTTGTCTTAGCGGAACAAGGTTTGGATAGTAGATACTGGCTGGGTTAGTAGGATTCCAATCACCCGTTTGATCATAAAGCGTTACATTGGCTGTGCCAGCTTCAAACTGGGATGTTAAACGATTGCGCCCACGCCTAATAGAAACTCTAGTTACTAGGTCTGTTATCTCAATTGGCAACGTGCCTGAGCCAAGGGTATTTGTGCCTAGTATACCTTCAGTTGCGCTACCTAAGATTAAAGGGTTAATCTCAAAAGCGGTATCGCTATCAAAGTCAACAAAGACACGCAGCGTTGGTGCTGGCATTAAATCGCCCTACTGCTGAGCAGTAAGCCCTTGCCTGTTTTTTGATAGTTGTATTGAATGTCTGTGATGACCTCAGCCAAATCTTCAGCAGATGTTACGTTGCCTTCAACAGTTACGTTAATTGTTGTTTCAGGAATTATGCCTTGGCTTGTTGCAGCTTCAATAGATTGATTTAAATACTCATTGGCCAATTCAAGGCTTGCTAATGCTGCTGCTAAATCTGCTGCTGCAAGGCTTTCCGTTAGTAGGGTTGTGGCATCTACGTAAGCATTGGCGGCATCTACTGCTTCTTGAGCTGCTGCTGCTTCTTCTGGTGTTGTTGCTGCTGCAACTGCTGCCGCTGCTTGCGCTACTGCTGTTACTGCATCTGCTGAAGATAGTGCAACAAAAATTGCCGATGCGTTTGCTGCCTCTAAAAAAGTTTCTGCCTTATCGGTCTTGGCTGCTAATACATTGGCATTTGCTGTAGCTCTGCTTGTAGCAATACTTGTCATTAATTCATTTAAAGCCATTTGTTGCTTGGCTAATGTGTCGTATAAATCTTTTAAGTTCTTTTTAGCAGATTCAAAATACTCAGGCCACTTGGAAAACGGGTTGCCTGCCTCTAAATCTAATAATGTTTCGGCTAGAGCTTCTGTTTCTGTTCTAACCTTGTTTAATTCATCAAGTAGTTTCTCGGCTTTGTCTACATCTTTCTCAGCAATAGCCTGCTTAATGTCTTCAATCAACATCAATTCTTCAACGCGTTTGCGTTCTTCATCTGTTAGTTTACCTTGCAACGCAGCAGCCAATTGGATTCTATTTAAATCAAAACGTGATTCTTTTTGAATCAGCATCAAACTAATTTGTTTTAACCTATTTAACTTGGCTTGTTCTTTTAGTTGCTTTAATCTTAGTCTTTCTAATTCTTTTTCACGTTTGATTGCTGCTTCTTCAATAGCGGCAAGTTGTTTGTCAACTCCTGGCTTGCCAATACCGCCACCTGGAAAGAACAAGGGTCTTGATGCTTCTCCTGTTTGTCTTAAGATGTCTACAAACTGTAAAAGACCTGAGAACTTAGTAGGATCAAGAAAGCTATTAAAAAATGGAATACGGCTTTGAACTTCAGATATAGCAACACCAACGCCACGAATAACATCGGCAGCGACAACGCCAAAACGTTGCATTGAATCAGTAGCGCCTGCAATACCATTTTCACCAGATAATAAAGTAAACGCATCTACTAAGCCTGAGCCAATAGTAGTTTGCATACGTTCATAACTTGCTTCAAGCAAACTTACCTTGCCAGCATAGGTATCTAAGAAGGCTGCCCTTTGACCACTAAATTGATTGTTTAAAAGTTCCTGTATTTCGTTAAAAGATTTGGCTTTTAACTCTGACTTGCTAAGTCCTAGTTCATACTTGGACAAACTAGCATTATTGCCTAAGAAAGACTTGCTTAAATCGTTTACAACAGTTTGCAGTTCTACGCCGGTTCCTGCTGAAACATCTATGGCAGTATTTAAAATGTCTTGCGACATAGCAACTGAGCGTGTAGTAGAAGCTAATGTTTGGAAAGCAGGTCTTAATTGACCTTTTGTAATGGCTGTAAACTTCTCTAAGTTCTCTAAATAGTTTTCTATCTCAGGTGTAGCAAAGCCTAAGTTGACACCTTTTAACGCCGATTCAAAACGTCTAGCTGCTACTTCATCTTCTTCAAAAGCCTTTACAGCAGCCTTACCAAATTGCACAACCTCACGTACAGAAAATACCGCTACTACTGTTTTGGCTAATGACTTAAACTTCTTTTCTAAAGAATTGGTTGCTTTCTCTGCATCTTGAAAACCTTTTTTCTTTAGTTCACCTGCAATAATGATTTTAATATCTGATTCAGTTAATGCCATTATGCAGCCTTCCTATCGCTTAAAATACGATTGGCTAGATTTCTTTTTGCCTTTTCAATTGCAATTAAAGTAGCGTTTAAAGCTCTGCCTTGATTGCGAGCATAAGCAGCATATAGCAAACGACCTGTAGATTTTCGGCCTCTGCCAGAATAATCAACAAGACCGCCAATGCCATTCATAGCACCAATAAATCTTGCGCCTGCATCTGGATTGTTGGAAGCAGCTCTAGGGTTTGGAGAACCTACGCGGCCTGCTGTTTCTATAATCGCGCCTGTGCGTGATTTATTAAACAAAGTAAACAAAGACACAAAGCCAGATTGATTCATGCGACTATTAGCAACTGAATAGGTTAAACCTCTACGAATAACTGTTTGATCATAAGATGGAAATGCCTGTTTTTTTCCTGGCACTCTTGGTTTGCGTTCGTATCCAGGATCATTCCAGTTAATTAAACCGCCTGGGGCTGTGCCTAAAACTTTAGACCTAGCATCTTTGATAATTGGCTTTAGAGCCTCGCGGATTTCTTTGTCCATTTCCTTCTTAATATCAGGAGCTAGTTGTCTTAAAGCTTTCTTAAGACCTACGACCCCTTCTATTATTACTGGCATGTTTCCTATCTTCCGCTTGTTTCTTAAGCACTTCTTGTATGGCTCTTAGCATACTGCTATCCATATTGATAAACTCGCTAGGCGCAATTCCTGTATGTACAGATAGCTGAGCTATGCGGTACGTATAGGAATCACGCGTTAGCCATTTGGGGAATCATCACCAAGAACTTCAACAGCCTTTAAAGTACCTAGAAACTTATCCCCAAATGGATAAACCTCAGGAGCATCTGCTCTCCGCAAACATTCCCATGCAAGCCAATAGATGTCGCTCTGCTTTTGATCTTCTCTGAAAGCACGATAAAAGCCTTTCTTAGCATACTGCTCAAAAGCATATTCAATGGATGGGGTAATCTCATGTACAGATTCCGTACCATCTGCCCTTACAACTTTTAGACTTGCCATTTTTGCCCCTTTGTTAAATTAGAACGTGCCGGTGTCGGCTATCGTTACAACAGAGTTTAGCGTAAAGGTGATGTCCTGTGTTCCAATATCGCCAACGCCACCATTGATTGGGGTCAGGTTATTGACCAAAATATCAAAGGTGTAAAGCGGATTGGTTGCACCGACAGCAGTTAGTTTCTCCTGAAGCATTTTTACGGCAACAGTTGTGCCAAATGCTGCGCGAAGAGTTGCCATTACGTTTGCTGCTGCTGTGTCATTCAAGAATGAAACAGTTAGCGTTCCAGATTCCAAGCCTTTTACAAACTTGTGAGCTGTATCGCCCATAGCGGTAACTTCAAGCTCATCTGCTGCCTGATTAAGTGTAACGCTTGTTACGTGGTCGCTCAGATCAACAGCGTTAATCTTAAGACCAACCTTGTTATTAAGAAAAACAGCCATTGCTATTCCTCATCTTTCTTAGTTGTTGGTTTTGGTGCTTTTTCGCTTAGCTCTACTTGGCCAATTTTGGCAAGGAAAGCCTCGCGTTCTTTGTCTACATCAGCCATGTTTTAGCTCCAATCGGATAGAACGCTGATTGATACTTCACCGGACAACAGATCTCCTGCTGTTCCGGTTAAGACCGCCGGGGCGCTGAAAGTGCCAATTGTATACGCAATTGAGGATGCTTCCAGCTTATTTACTATATTTAAGTAATAATCTTCAATGTTAATTAAGTTGCCTTGGTTATCAAACATAGGGGTTAACACTATAAGCTTAAAGTTGACCTTAGGCTTGATTGCTTTGTAATGGTCATTGCTTGGCTCAATATAGGGATCGCCAGGCTGTACCACGATGCTATTAGCAAGCGGTGTGGCAGGTGGGAAGGAAAACACCTGCCACGCCGCATCATCAGCTAGCGCGGTTGCGATTGTTCCCCGTAGGGTAGAGATTGCTGACATTATCCTACTTGACCGCCCGGCGCTAAGTGATCCGCAAGTAAACCGCGAACACGTGCCATTAGAGTATTGCCCATGCGATACGGCGAAGGTTGAAAATCTGGTGATATGCCACCAGCGTTTGAAGCTTGGCGAGCCTGCCAAATGTCAACAGCAATCATAAGAGAAGCTAGGTTAACTTCAGGCAATGTGGCGTAATTATGAAATGTGTTTGCACCTGTAACTAACCCAAAAGGTTGTAACTTAAACTTAATTTGATCTGCTGCTACTAGCGCAAAAGTAATTGTGTATGAGCCTGTATCGGTTATCGTTTGTGATCCATTAAATGTCGCACCGCTGTGCGTAACTGTAACTGTCTGCCCGATGCTAAATTGATGCGGTACGTTTGTGTAAAGTGTCGCTAAATTGTCGGTTAATTCTGTAGCAACTACTGAAACTGTATTGAACCATAGTTTGCTTTTTACAATGTTTTCTGCTGCTTGGCAACATTCTTCAACTACTGCTGAAGTGTATAAAGCACCAATGCCTAACGCGCTGCGTAGCTCAGCTTCAGTAACGTATGTGGCAGGCATTTTTTTTCCTTTCCGATGTTAGCCCCGGCGCAAGGGCTGTGCGCCGGGGTAACTTTAGGATCTAGTTAGTTAGATCAGGACTTGTTAAACCAGTTTGCACCGGCAGCTACTTTGGTGGCAAGTGCGCCAAAACCATAGTAGCCAAGGTCAACAGTTCCATCGCTATTCACATTTGTGCGTAGCTGGAAGCGTGGTGATTCATACCATGTGTATGATTCAGGGTTGATTACTGCCATTGAGTAATCAGCAGTTCCATCTCCACCTGAACCTGTGAAGTTACGTGATACGTATAGGTCAAGACCTGCAACAGTTCCACGTAGGCTTTGTGGTGATACCGCTCCACCTGCGTTTTGTGGGTTTGCTGCATTGTAAATTGGTCGGCCTGCATCGTTGTAGCTCATAATGTTTGCCCATTGATCAGGGGTAACAAGAAGGTTACGTGCAAAACCAAGTGATGCTGTGTAAACGGCGGCAGCTCCACTAGCAATATATTCTAGAAGACCTGTTGCGCTGTTTGCTTTTGCATTTGCGTTTAGAGTACCTGCGCCTTGGATTGCAGTAGCAACAAATGAATCTGTATCTTTTGCGTAAGCAAACTCCATTTGACGTACAAGCTCATCAAAGAAAGTAGGGCTGCTGCGCTCGATGAGTTCAACAGTTGTGATAGAACGGCCTTTGAATGGCTTTACGCTTACTGTAATATAAGAAGCAGTTAGCTGTGTATCAGCAATAGCTTGATTCTCATTAATTTGATCAACAGTTGGAACGGCTGTAATTTTTGGAATCTCAAAAGACATACCTGCATCAGGTAGAGTGCCGCGTGAGATTGCATCAATTACACCGCGATCTGCGTTAGATAGTGGGTTAACAATTTCTGTTAGCTGACGGGTTGGAATCATGCCAGGAGCAGTTGTTGTTTCGTTATCGGCAGCGCGAACATACATCGCTGCATCGTCATCGCCAAGGAACTTTGCACGTAGAGTGTTTTCAAGGTATTTAGCCTTGGTAAACTCTAAACGTGGCTTGGCATAAATTGGTGCTGTAACTGTTGGGCGCGAAGCTTCCACCGCAGGGGCTTCAACCTCAGGCGCAACGGCTACGGCGTTTGTTGTGTCTTCCACAACGGCCTCGCTTTCGTTTTGGGTTGTTATTTCTTTTGCAGCATCATCTTCAGATGCAGCAACGCTCAAAACTTCCGCGCTCTTAAACGCAGCAGCTTGAACAAGGCTTGTTTCTTCCATCTTGCTTTTTAGTACACGATATACGCCATTTTCGCGCTTGCCATCAATGACTTCAACGCCAACTGATAGGCCGCTACGTAATTGCTCAGATGCTTCAATTAGTGCATCTGTTCCGCGTGTCGTGTTGCTAATTTTAAATGTAGCATACATGCCATCTTCATCTTCTCTGTAAGACACCATGCGGCCAATTGGCTTCTTTGCATCATGCTCAAGTAAAAGTTTTGGCTTAGGGCTATCTGGAATCTCAATAGATCCTTTTTCAAATACAACCTTGCCAGCAGATGTCTGCCCAATCTCACCATCAAACGGCACAATTTTGCCAGAGATGGTGCGCTCACTAATTGAGCATTCTAAATCGCTAGTAAATGTTAGGTGCATTTTCATTTCCATTCGGTGATAGGTTTTCCATTTCCATGGCTTGTTCTACTGTAATTAAACCAAGTGATAACAGTTTCTCAATTACAGTTAATCTTTCAATTGCATTTACTGCTAGGAAAGCATCCTCTACATCAAACTTAACAATGTTAGTAGATGCTGTAATGTCATTCATGCTTAGTCGGCCTTCAATGGCATGCAAGTAAGGCGCTAGAGATAGAGAAACAAACTGCCTACGCTCATCTTGAACGTTAGAATACGTAAGGCTGTTATTCATATCTGCGCTAATGTAATATGCAGGCACATTCATTAAACGTGCTACTTGCGTACTCATATTTTGTATTAGGTCTACATAACCCATGTCCTTAGGACTAAAACTAGTCGGCACGTAATCTAAAGTGCTAGTCAGATAGGCTGTTGCGCGCTGTGATCGTGCCG